GTAAATGACTTACCTTGAAATGGTGAACAATGTCTTAATCAGGCTTAGGGAGACACAGGTTTCCAGCCTTGATCAAAACAACTACTCAACTCTAGTGTCCCGTCTAGTTTTGGATGCTTACCGTATTGTTGAGGATTCCCACGACTGGTCTACCCTCAGGGACATTGTGAATGTAGCAACTGTAATCTCACAGCCTAAGGTAGAACTGACGGACACTCCGGTTGACTCTAACGTACTGGGTGTTTACTACGCCGACAACTGGGAGCTAAAGAGAGTCTCTAGGGAATGGCTTGAAACTCGCAGGCTCCAAACTACGGACGAAACAGGAGAACCTCGTTACTACGCCATTGAGGGAGCCAACACAAACTCAGCTAACCTTGAGCTTTCTCTGTGGCCAATACCTGACGGTGTATACACTATTCGTGTGCAGGCTGCTAAGAGGGGCACAGAGCCCACGATTGCCTCGTCCAACATTATCCTCCCTACTCAGCCCATTATGCATCTGGCGCTGGCTTTGGCTACTAGAGAGCGTGGGGAGACCGGAGGGACCTCAGCAGCAGACTATATGGCTATGTTCAGTCTGTCCCTAAGTTCCGCCATTAGCCGTGACGCTAACCACCGTCCTGACGAGCTACTGATGTATGTCTAATCAACTGCGTACACTCTCCATTGCTGCGCCGGGGTTTGCTGGGCTGAACACTCAGGATTCCCCTATTGATATGCCCATTGAATTCTGTAGCATAGGGGACAACTGTGTTATTGACAAGTTTGGTCGTGTTGCCGCCAGGAAAGGATACAATGTACTGACTGAGACAGGGGCCCCGGGGACCGAGATACTGAGTACAGGATTCTTTGAGGATTCTGCGGGGAATACAACTGTGTACTCCGCAACTGCTTCAGCTATCTACAAAGGAACAGACACGATGACGAGTGTCTACTCCACAAGTGTTACGGATGGGCACTGGCAGTACATTAACTTTAATGAACAAATGATCTTTATTCAGGCAGGCCACGACCCCCTTGTGGCGTCCTCAGGAGGCTCTCCTGCGCTCTTAAGCCAAACTGTAGGCACAGACGGGGCCTCCCTAGCAGGAGCTAACGTGGGCATGGGGGCCTATGGACGCCTGTGGCTTGCGGACACTACAGCCAAGAAGTCTACCCTGTATTGGTCTGATCTCCTTACGCCCGCTACGTTTAACTCAGGCTCCGCAGGGGCCCTGAATTTGAATGATGTGTGGCCTCAGGGGCAGGACGAGATTACCGCTGTGGCCGCACACAACGGCTTCCTGATTATCTTAGGTCGTCACTCCATAGTAATTTATGATGGTGTAGACGGGGGCTCCCCGGCAACGGACCTGAACTTAGTAGACACGGTATCCAGTGTAGGCTGTGTGTCCAGAGACTCCGTAGTGTCCACCGGGGCGGACCTGTTGTTCCTGAGTGCTGAGGGTGTTCGTTCCTTTGGCCGCACAGTCCAGGAAAAGTCAATGCCTCAGAGGGACATTTCGGGGAACGTCAGAGATGATATACAACTGTTGATTAATACCTCGACTACTCTGGATGAAGTTAAGGCAATTTACAGCCCTCTGGACAGTTTCTACGCTGTACTATTCCCTGCGGAAACCACGGCTTACGTATTTGACCTCCGTAGGCCTCTTCAGGACGGGAACCTAAGGGCTACTCGGTGGCCTAATTGCCCCTTTACGTGCTTCACGAGAGATTGGGAAACAGACACTATCTACGTAGGCGGGGCGTCGGGGATGGGGAGTTACTCAGGGTACACGGACGATGGTTCGTCTTACCTTATGAGTTATCTGACCCACCAGAATAACTTTGGCTTGCCCCTCACGGAAAAGATGCTGAAGAAGATTCGCCCTGTGATCATCGGAACCTCGGGGAGCAACGCTACGATTAAGTGGGGCTTTGACTTTGAGGCCACAACAAACTCTCAAACCCTCCCATTGGAGCAAGTAATTAGAGCAGAGTACGGAACCGCTGAGTACAACATAGCGGAGTACGGGGCAGGAGCCAAGATTAACATTCTAAACGTCAACGCCTTTGGTTCCGGCACTAAGATACAAGTAGGCCTTGACGTAACTATAAATGGTGATGCCTTTAGCATCCAAGAACTTACACTTTATGCAACAACAGGCCGCGTTACGTGGTGAAGAGGATTAAATAATGGCAATTTCTGACTGGCTGGGACTCAGCGGGCTCGTTGGCGGTGGCCTAGCTGTAGCTAATGCCTACAACCGCTTAGGGGACATTGGGGACGAAGCCCAACCTGCGGCTACGGCCATTGGGGAACAAGCCCAACAGGCTACCAACTTTAGGCCGTTTGGAATTACCAGTAGCCTAGGAAACACCCGGGTGGACTCTACGGGGGGATACAATATGTCCCTCAGCCCAGAGCAGCAGGCCCAAGTAAATCAGATGCAGAGCGGGGCAAGCCAATTCTACAATCAGGCTATGAACCCCAACAATGCTAATCAGGGGAACATCAATACCCTCCAAGGGATGCTGCCGGGGCAGATGCAGTACGCTGACCCTCAATCCTATGAGCGCATGGCGGACCTTAAGAAGCAGGCGTACAGTAACGCTGAGCAATTTAATCGCCAAGCAATGCAGGGGATTGGGTCACGCCAAAACACAATCTATGGCCAGATTCGTGCTACTCAGCGTCCTGAGGAAGAGCGCCAGAGGCTTGAGCTTGAAGGCCGCCTGAATGCCCAAGGGCGCGGAGGAATCACTTCAGCACAGTTTGGGGGCACCCCTGAGCAACTGGCGATGGCTAAGGCGCAGGCAGAGGCACAGAATTCTGCTTCTTATCAAGCCAGAAACCAGGCCCTAGGGGAACGACAGCAGGACGCCAGTTTGGGTTCCATGTACGGACAGATGGGCTACCAAGGAACTCAAGGGCAGTCTGCTTTAGGTACTCAAGGGCTCAATAATATCCTTGGAATGATGAATGGTATGGCTGGTCTCCGTACTCAAGACCTTAATCAGCAAATGGGTTACGCCGGTATTGGTAATCAAATGCTCAATAATCAGTACCTTCCCTATGCACAGCAACTCAATATGCTTCAGCAAGGGGGCGTCCTGTCCAACATCGCCAATACCAATGTTCGCCAAGGGGCCGGTCTGTTTGCGGATGCGGCCATGGGTGGCCTTGAGTCGCGCTTGGGGGCGGGCCTTGGGCAAGCTAACCTCATGGGCAACTTGGGTACTGGCCTTATCTCGGGGTCCCTGAACAACGGGGGCTCTTGGATTGACAACCTCTTAGGAATATAAACAATGTCTAGGTTCTCATCAAGTTTTATCAATGCCCTTACTAACCCTACGTATAGTCAGGGGCTCTTTGACGCTGCGGCACAGGCTGGGAATGTCCTCTCAGGGGGCCCCCGGGAAGAGCGTAGGGCTAAGCAAAGGGAGCAACAGGCGCAGGCAGCCGCTACGGGGCTTATGGCCCAAGCAGCTAATCCCAACAGTCCTGTGGACTTCACTGGGGCCTTGGGCAACGCTGCTCAGCTACCGGGGATGACTCCTGAGATGATGGGAAAAATCCAAGGGTCTGTGAACACGCGGCAAGAACGCTTGGGAAAAATCGAGGAAGCCCAACTAAACAAACGTAAGCAAAATGGTCTTGCAGCAATACGCTCTATAGCAAAACAAAGCGGGGACACACCAGAGGCGAGGGCTGCGGTAAACGCCATAATTGACAAAACAAGCTTGAATGCGGAAGAAGCGTACAAGGCATTTTCTGAATCCTTGGGCAGCCCGAAGAACCACCTAATCCCTGTAGGTGGTAACTCTATCTACGACTCCAAAAAGGAAGTTTGGGTGAGGCCCCCTGAACCTGAAGACATACAAAACCTCACGGTTAAAGATATAGCGGCACTAAAAAAGAATTTCACGGATGAATCTGTGGCTACCGCCGTAGAAACTGAAAACGGTCTTGCCCTTGAACTTAGGACTGATCCCCAAGACGATCCTGAAGCACAGCAATCCGTGGTGGAAGACTTGCAGAGGCTAGACATATTCTTGGGCACTATAGGTAACGCTGAGGACATGGTGGACAAAACAGGCCACGCTATCTTGTACCCTGTTCTATCGCGGCTCCCTACTCAAGAAAGGAAGTTGTCTAAAGCCATTGAAACCATCCAAGCCCGGCTTGCCTTTGAAGAACTTCAGTCGATGCGGGAAAGATCAAAAACAGGGGGTGCCTTGGGACAAGTGTCCAACAT